ATTCATAATGCTGCCAGATTATATAACGATGCTTACGTTCTAGTGGAGATAAATAATAATCCACAGGTAGCGGACGCATTACATAGAGACCTAGAATACGAGAATCTGTTTAAGATTTTCACCGGTAACAAAAAACCACAACAATTACATAGTGGATTTGGCCGAGGCGTTCAGATGGGTCTTAAAATGTCACTTCAAGTTAAAAGAATAGGTTGTTCTAACCTTAAAACTTTAGTTGAAAGTGATAAGTTAATTGTAAACGATTTTGACACAATATCTGAATTAACTACATTTGTGTCTAAAAAAACATCATTTGCCGCAGAAGATGATGCAAATGACGATTTAGCTATGACTTTGGTCATATTTTCATGGGTAACAACTCAACATTATTTTAAAGAGATTGTTAATCATGATTTAAGAAAACAAATTCAACTTGAGAATATGAATCAAGTTGATGAAGAAACTCTACCTGAACCTATCATTGATGATGGTTTACAACATGAATTTGAGGTAGTTGATGGTGATGTTTGGGAAAAATCAGGTCCTGGTGAAATATATTCTAGTTTTATCAGAGAATCAATAAGAAAACTGTAAATACAGGGTTTCATAAATATTGTTATGGTATTATAACTGCCAAGATACAATCAATAATTTAAGGAGAAAAACATGGCATTTCAATTGTCTCCAGGCGTCCTAGTAAGTGAGGTTGACCTAACCACGGTTATCCCTGCAGTTTCTACGACAGCCGGTGCTTTTGCTGGAGAATTCGTTTGGGGTCCAGCTAATAAGCGATATCTAGTTCCAGATGAAGTTACTCTTGCAAGAGTTTTTGGTAAACCTGATAGTAATACATATTATTCATTTTTTACCGCTTCATCATTTTTAGCATATGGTAATACATTATGGACTGTCCGTAGTGCTAACACATTAACATATAACGCAACTGCAAATTCACAAGCAACAATTCAAGTTGCTAACGAAGATGTTTTCCAAGCTGCTTACTTAACAGCAAATACAGCCAATAACTACGGTCCATTTATGGCACGTTATTCTGGTTACAACGGTAATTCATTAACAGTTTCAATCTGTGACGGACCAGGATTCTCAAGTTGGTCATATAAAGGTTATTTCAATGGTGCTCCAGGCACTTCTGTAGCTGCTACAAACGCTGGTGCTTCAAACGATGAAATCCATTTAGTTGTTGTTGATACTTTAGGTTTATTTACCGGTACACAAGGTACTGTTTTAGAAGTATGGCCTTATCTAAACAAAGCACTTGACGCTAAAGATGCTCAAGGTAATTCATCTTATTATAAACAACAATTGTTCAATGTTTCAAAATACATTTACGCAGTTGATCCTCCACAATATGCTTCTACAAATGCTACATGGGGTAAAACTTTAGCTAATACAAGCTTTGCTACATTATCTGGTAATACAACAGTAACATTAGCTGGTGGTGCATATGCTGCTCCAACAGACGGTGATAAGATTACAGCGTTTGGTTTATTTGCATCTGCTGAAGATGTGGATATTTCATTAGTATTAACCGGTCAAGCTTCAATACCTGTCCAACAATATGCTGTTCAAAATATTGCTGGTACTCGTTTAGACTGTGTAGCATTTATTTCACCTCCATCTGCTAACGTAATTAACCAAGCAGGTAACGAAGTAACAAATATTACAAATTGGGTTAATGCATTATCAATTGCATCTCAATATAGTTCATATGCAGTTGCTGATTCTGGTTGGAAATATATGTTTGACAAATACAACAATACATATCGTTGGGTTCCATTAAACGGTGATATTGCTGGTCTTTGTGTATATACAGATACAAATCGTGACTCATGGTGGTCACCTGCTGGTCTAAACCGAGGTGGTCTCAAAAATGTAGTCAGATTAGCATGGAATCCAAATAAGACATACCGTGATGCACTTTATCAAATTAGTGTAAATCCTGTTGTATCATTACCAGGACAAGGTACTGTATTATATGGTGATAAAACTTTCACACAAAAACCATCTGCATTTGACAGAATCAACGTCCGTAGATTGTTTATTACGTTAGAGAAAGCAATTGCTAAAGCTGCTAAATACTCACTATTCGAGTTCAATGATGATTTCACAAGAGCTCAATTTGTGTCTTTAGTGACTCCATATTTGCGTGATGTTCAAGGTCGCCGTGGTGTTACTGACTTCCGTGTTGTTTGTGATACTACAAATAATACACCGCAAGTCATTGATTCTAACCAGTTTGTTGGTGACATTTATATTAAACCTGCTCGTTCAATTAACTTTATCCAGTTGAACTTTGTAGCAGTAAGGACTGGCGTAGACTTTACAGAAGTCATAGGTAAGTTCTAATAAATAATACAACAGATATAGGAGAAAAAAATGGCATTTAACGTAGCAGAATTTAGGTCACAGTTGATTGGTGACGGTGCCCGTCCTAATTTATTTTCAGTTTCTTTGAGCTTTCCGTTCATAGCTGCAAACTCTGGAGCTGCATCACAAAAAGTAACCTTTATGGCAAAAACAGCACAATTGCCTGGTTCTACTATTGGTACAGTTCCTTTGTTTTACTTTGGTCGTGAATTAAAGTTTGCTGGAAATAGAACATTTACGGATTGGACATTACAAGTTATCAATGATGAAGATTTCATTGTTCGTAATTCTTTAGAAAGTTGGATGAATAGTATCAATAGTCATCAAGGTAACCTTCGTAACCCAGCTGCATTTAATCCAGCAGGTTACAGTACCGATGCTGCTGTTACTCAATACGGTAAAACAGGTAACACTCTAAAAAATTACTTATTTGTAGGTTTATTTCCTGTTGATATCGCTCCAATTGATTTAGATTGGGGTTCAAACGATGCTATTGAAGAGTATTCAGTAACATTTGCATATCAATATTGGACATCAGTACCAACAACAACTTAATGATATATATTATATGGGGAGAACTTCGGTTCTCCTCATTATGTTTTTTTGAATTGAGGAAGATACTATGACAATAGCATATATAAACCACAACTCATCTACAATGATAGGTATGACACCTATCAACCATATTTTATTTAATGTAAAAGGTGAATCAACACATGGCTAACAATAGCAAATTCAGTTTATTTGGTTTTACCATAGCTCGTGGTAAAACAGAAGACGAACAAAGAGTCCAACAATCCTTCACGCCTCAGACGAATGACGATGGCGCCTTAACGATTACTTCAGCCGCTTATTACGGTACATATGTAGACCTAGACGGCACAGCAAAGAATGAAGTAGAGTTAATCTCTCGATATCGTGAAATGGCTATGCAGCCTGAAATTGAATCAGCCATTGATGATGTTATTAACGAAGCTATCACACAAGATGATGATGGCAAGAATATCAAAATTGTTTTAGACGCTTTAAATCAACCAGAAAAAATTAAAGATGCCATTAAAGCAGAGTTTAATACAATCGTTAGATTATTAAACTACAATAATATGGCACAAGATATCTTCCGTAGATATTATATTGATGGTAGAATGTTTTACCACATTATTATCGATAGAGAAAACCCTATTGCTGGTATCAAAGAATTAAGATATATTGATCCACGAAAAATTCGTAAAGTAAGAGAAATCAAAAAGAAAAAAGATGAACGCACAGGCGTTGATGTAATGAACGTGGTCAATGAATATTACATCTTTAATGATAAAGTAACATCTGGCTCTTCCTCTAATTTTGGACCAGTTGGTGTTCGTATTACAACAGATTCTATTATATCAGTTGTTTCTGGTCTAATGGACTCTCGTAGAGCAGTGGTATTATCATACTTACATAAAGCTATCAAACCACTCAATCAATTAAGAATGATTGAAGACGCTACTGTTATTTACCGTATCTCAAGAGCACCTGAAAGACGTATATTCTATATTGACGTTGGTAATTTACCAAAATTAAAAGCAGAACAATACCTCCGTGACATTATGGTCAAGTATAAAAATAAACTTGTCTATGATGCTAACACAGGTGAAGTAAGAGATGACCGTAAGTTCCTTTCAATGATGGAAGACTTTTGGTTACCTCGTAGAGAAGGTGGCAAAGGCACAGAGATTGCTACATTACCAGGTGGTCAAAATCTTGGTGAATTAGAAGATGTAAAATACTTTGAAAAGAAATTATACAAAGCACTTAATGTTCCTATCTCACGATTAGACCCAAATCAATCTGGTTTCTCTTTAGGTAGAACATCAGAAGTTACTCGTGACGAATTGAAGTTTGCTAAATTTGTTGATAGATTAAGAAATAAGTTTGCTGACTTATTCGACCAAGCATTAAGAGTTCAATGTGTTCTTAAAGGTATTTGTACCAATGATGAATGGACAGAATTTAAAGAACATATCTTTTATGACTTCATTAAAGACAACAACTTCTCTGAATTAAAAGATGCTGAATTGGTAAGAGAAAGATTATCATTACTTTCTAATGTTGATCCATATACAGGTCGTTATTTCTCACAAGCGTGGATTCAAAGAAATGTATTACGCATGACTGATGATGAGATTAAAGAGATGACAAAAGAAATGGATGAAGAAAAAGAGTTGGGTCTTGGATTGCCTGTTGGTGTTACAAGTCAGGTAGCACAACAATCAATGTTGAATCAATTACCAGATGCTGGTGAAGCAGATGATGATTCAACCAATGAACAACTTACAATACACAAGTTAAAAAAGATTTTATAAATAGAATAAGGTTTAATTTTTTGGAGACAATAACATGGACGATACAAGAAACATAATTGATTACGCAATGGACGAAAATGGTGTAGAGTTTAGAAATGCATTATATGCTTCTATTCACGACAAAGTTTCTGCACACATTGAAGCAAAAAAACAAGAAATTGCTCAAAATTTAATTGCGCAATCAAATGATGTAGATGTTGAAGACGTAGAACAAGAAGAGGAAACTCCTGTTGAAGAATCTTAAAGAATTCTTAGCAGAACAAACTCGACCAGAAGTGGTTGAAGATGTTGTATTGCCTGAAGAATTAGAGGCAACTGACGAACCATTATATGAAGATGATGGCAAACAAAATTCTCATCATCCAATGGATCCTCCTGCCGTTCTAGTAATGCGTAGAAAGTGGATTAGACAGTTTCCTAATAATCAACGAGTAGCGATGTATTACGTTGATAAGATTAATAAATATGTAACCGTGCCTTATACTGCTATGCAATGGACAAATGCAGGTGCAAATGAAGAGGCAGAGTATTCTGGTGAATATATCGAAGAAGATATTATTCATCATTTAAAAGGTATTGTTGATGGCCATACTGCAAAATCATATAAATTTGCCGATGGTAAAACAATGAAAATTGACGCTCAAACAGCTAATGCTGTATTGAAAGTTCATGGCGCTTTAAATGATGAAAACAAGAAAAAAGTATCAGATATGGCACGTAAAAGTAAACAACACTTTGGTAAGGTCGTAGACTTTGCCTGGAAACATTTAAAATAGGGATAAAAAATGGCAAATAAGTATACAATTCAAACCTTACGAGATTCTACATCAGATGCTATCATCAAGATTACAGGTACATTTGACGGTACATCTAACGAATTAAATGTTTCTCGTATTTCTGCTAATTCACTTTACGGTGCTTTAGATGCAAATAATGTTCCTTTAAGAACATCTTTAAGTTCAAGTAATACTGCAAAACCATATTACGATTTACAATTAACTGGTGTTAGTTACTTCGTAAACATGACACAAGGTTCTGGTGCAGTAGAAATATTTTGGTCTGGTTACGGTGCTACGGTAGCTGCTGCATATGCAAATTCATCAACTATTTTCCATCTTAACCAACAAGGTGATTATGGTAACATAGCTGGTTCACAATTACCTGCTATTCCTAATAATGCACCAAACTTGCTAAATAACGTATCTATCACAGCTGCTAATACAGCACTTGGTGATATTGGTATTGCTACACAAGGTGTTGCAGCTAACTCTGCTTACACATTGATTCTTTCTTTACGCAAAAATAATGCTATGTATCAAAGAGGTCAATTTAATGATCCTGCTGCATTTAACTTTACTCCTTATAATCTCACTCCTAACCCATAATGAAGGAGTTTATTAATAAGGCAATATCTAATAATGCCTTAGAGGCAAGAAAGATATTAGACGAAACGATTAAAAATCTGGTCAAAGAAAAAATTGACCAGATTAAACTTCGTCTTACTGCTGAGATGTATGAAGAAGTAGATTTAGAGGTAGATTTTGCTGATGAAGAATTAGATGAAGCAATAAGAAATGTTACCAAACAAGGTCGAACAAAAATAGTTAGAGTTCGTGTCCGTAAAGGTAAGATACAACGCCGTAAGAAATTATCGGCAGTTAAAGGTTATACTATTCGTGGCGGCAGATTAGTAAGAATGTCTGCTATGGAAAGACGCCATCGTAAAATGGCGGCTAGACGTGCTAAGTATAAACGTCGTGCTAAATTGTCACAGACGTTAAGAAAAAGAAGAATGTCTTTACGAAAAAGACGTTCATTAGGTCTATAAAGGAGAAATCAGGTGAAACTGATTAAAGAAATTACAGAAACGGTAAGTTATCTTACTGAAGACAAAAACGGCAAAAAAGAATTGTTTATCGAAGGTCCTTTCTTGGTGTCCGAGAAAAAGAACCGTAATGGCCGTTTATATGAATTCAACACGATGAAAAAAGAAGTTCATCGTTATACAGAAGAATATATTAATAAACATCGTGCTTTTGGTGAATTAGGTCATCCTGATACACCGACAATTAATTTAGACCGAGTATCTCATATGATTGTGGGTTTGAGAGAAGATGGTACTCAATGGATTGGTAAAGCAAAAATTTTAGATACACCTATGGGTAATATTGCTCGCTCTCTTATTGAAGGTGGTGCACAGTTAGGAGTATCTTCACGAGGCATGGGTTCATTGAAAAATGTGAATGGCGTAAATGTCGTTCAACCCGATTTTTATCTAGCCACAGCGGCAGATATTGTAGCAGACCCTTCCGCACCTGGAGCTTTTGTTCAAGGTATTATGGAAGGCAAAGAATGGATGTTAGTCAATGGCGTATGGACAGAATTCGACCATCAAGAAGCAATCAAAGAAATAAAACAAGCTTCAAGACAGGATATCGAGGCAGTAAGTCTACGCATATTTGAAAACTTCATGAAAAAACTTTAATTATAAATACCAATATATAAATCAAGGAGATTTTTAAAATGGCAAAATACAATCTATCAGACGCCGCTAAGCAAATTTTAGTTAATGAAGGATCTAAAGAAACATTAGATTCTATCGTTAAATCTAAAATGGCACAACGTGGTTCAGATAAACACCCAGACGGTGAAGTTGGTTCAGACCGTGTAGATTCAAAAACAGCATATGGTACTAACGATGCTGGCGAAATTGGCCAATCACCAGAAAGAGCATTAAGAGATGAGTTACCTAATTACACAAAAGGTACACCAACAGCAACTCCACCAGGTGCAACACCACCTGTTGGTTCAGAAAAAGATGGCGTAGGTATCACTAAAGCAACAGGTCCACAAGATTCAATGGGTCGTTCTGATATTTCTGAACCTACAAAATTTGATGCTACATCATACGAAAACATTCGTGACCGTATTGCTGCTAAATTACCATCAAATACTTTTGGTGCTAACCACAGCGCTACATTCCAACATTATGAT